TCCACCTGCATTTGATACTAATGAGTGTACTGCTCCTACAGATGACCCAGGTGACTCCCATGATCCTGTATTCTTTTCAAGCCATGATTTTCCAAAATTTGCTGATTCTGTAACATCAAATGATTTTGGTGTATTTGGATCAGTTTTTATTGATGATTTACTTCCTAATAGTTTTAATAATGTATTTGCACTAGTTGCTAATTCATTAAATGTTATTTTTGCTATTGTTTGATTCATATGTTGGTATCCTATGAAATCAACTAATATTGTATCTATTTCATTTGTAATAGCATCAAGAGCACTGCCTATATGTTTTGATGTGTCAACCATATTATCTACCTCTTTAAGTCGTATCTCATTACCGAGAATTACAGCATTAGCTCTTAATTCATCATTTAATGCTATGTCAGCTCCTCTCTGTTTCATTTGATGGAATACTAAATTTAATTCAAACAGATCGTTTATGTACGAGCTACTATGTAATTCCATTTGTTCAGCAGTAACTCCCCATTTATCCTCTATTCTTTTATTATGTAATCCTACGGTAGTAACAGTTCCATGTGTTTCCTTAGCCATGAGTTTACTATAATGAGCACTGTCTTCAATTAGTTTTTGTATTTCTTCTACATCATATGCTATCCTTGAGAAAGAATCTTTTGTATCTTCCACCTGTTCTTCTGATTGACTATTATAATATTCCATATTAGCGTTAATTTCATCCAAAGTAGTTCCTGGTTCCATGCCAGGATCACCAAATGCTGGAATAATTCCTGGAAAAGACATAGATTTGGGTAATGAATCCCAGAAGTTATTCCAATCTCTCATCATAATATCTCCAGCAGCCTCATGTCCTAGTGGTACATCATACCATTTCCAATTACTCTTATCAATTTTGTCTTTTTCAATTTGAGTAAATTCGTCTTCTTTAACTGTTTTCTCATCTATAAGATTTTGTAATAAAGGATCATGTTGTAACCATGGATAAATATCTTGATATGTTTTAGCTGGAATATCTCCCATAGATGTATCCATAAGTCTTTTTAATTCACCAACTTGCCATACGTATATCTTTTTCATATCTGGGTTCTTGTCAAGTAATTCTTGCATCTTATCATTAATTTCTTCTATATCTTCTGCCACTTCATCTTGTGCTAATGTGTCTTCTTCAAACTGTACTGCTGGATCTTTAACCATGAAAGCTGGTGCTTCCTCTAATCCTTCTCTTATCCTTAACCATTTTGCTGGATCTTCTTGGAATAATTCTGCTTCTGCTAAAGCTCCATGTGCTTTTCCTGTTGTTGGATCTCTACCCCACTCATTTGTTATAAGTCCACCAGTCATAACTCCTGAAAACCATCCAGATAATTCTGACATGGCCTTAATTGTACCTGAATATATAGCTTGTACTGGATCAATGAAGAATCCAACTGCTATCCTTCCCCATTTTTCACCGTCTTTCATCCAACCTCTGCCAGCTTGGAAGAATGGTATAGCTACCTCTTTAAGGAAGTAAATCATCATAGGTCTGAAAAACGCTCCGAAGAAATCACCTATAGGCCTGAAAATTAATGTTAATGAAGTATTTAATATTTTGAACATTGCCTGTAATAATGGAGAAGAACTTATCATCTTTCCTACAAGTGCTCCTATGATAGAAACACCACCAAGACCTAATAGTTTGTTTAAACCCATCTGTCCTGTCTTTTTAAATAATTTTCCACCTGTCTTTTCCCATACCTTTGATACCATACTAAATCCTTTTTTAATACCACTGAAAATCTTAGTTGGAAGTTCTTTCATGAAATCCCAGACGTTAGACAAATTACTTTGTGCATATTTACCAGCTCCACCACCTGAACCACCTCCTGTTAGTGCTGCTATACCTGCTAAAATCTTTGGGTTTGCTTTTAATGATTGTAATACGTTAGCATTATTCATGTGGCTTATCTGTCTATTTAGTTGTGCTCCTTTTGATAACTGTATATTTAGTTGTCTTATTCCATGTGCTATATCCTTTTGAACTATGAGTGACTGTTCAGCAACCTGCAAGAATTTTCCAGAGAATTGGCCACCAGCACCTGCACCTGTTGTAACTTTAATAGCACTAACCATGGCTTCTAGCCTTCGGCCGTGTTCCTGTAGTACTTTTAATGATTTTTCTGCTAATCCGAACTGTATTGGGCTATCAGATGTATCGTCTAGGTTATCTACACTCATATATATTATCGTGCTGTCTTAGTTTATATTATTTCCTATTGGTTCGTGCACGTTTTTTTGGTGGAAGTTTACTTCTTGGGTTTTGATGTAGTTTCTTTACTACTCTTTCTTGTGGAAGTTTTGCCTGTGGGCCAATAGCGAGGCCTGATTTCTTACCTCCTTGGATTTGATCCATCTCATCCTTTAACATTAACAGTATTTTCTTTATATATTTGAATGGCTGTCTATCTACTTGCTCCTTATCCCACCCAAACTGGGATGCACAAGTGACGTATACCTTATAGATTAGGATATCTTCTTCGCTGATTCTTCGAAGGGCTTCATCATTTGACTCAAGTAGCTCCCTAAAGGGTATGCTGCTAATATCTTCTCTGCGATATTTGTAACCTCCTTGTATCCTAGTCCATTCAATCCGTCTTCAGAAATTTCAAATGGTGCTTTCTTTATAGTGTTCAGCATAATCTCTTTTCTATATGTCTGTACATTATTTACTGGGTTAGAACCCTCCCTAAAATTCGAGCATTTCTTGATAATTTCCTCAAATCTTCCAAATGGCATATCGTCTTCATATTGTATTTCTTCAGCAACACCTTTAAATTGTATTGTGAATGTCTTTAATACCATAGATATCCTATAAAGGTTTGCTATATAAATCTTTCCTATAAAGCAGTCGCTATATTATTGTCGGCAATGACAGATGCTGTCTTTGCTCTCCAGTTAATTGTCTCAAATACTGGCTCTACTGGAATTATACCGTCTATTGCTATGCTGTCAGGTCTAACTCCTGATAGTTTTATTGTTATTGATTTCTTTGCTGTACCTGTTCCACCGTTATCAAATGTTAATATTGCATCTACATTTGAACCAGATACTCCTTCTCTAATGAATGATTTATTTGGTTTCTCTATCTGGTCAAGTAACTGTAGTAATTTCTTGTTATTTACCCATGATGCTTGGAAGTTTCCTGTAATATCGAATACTCTTCTGAATGAAGATACTGCTTTATGTGAACCTACTGTATAGAGTAATGCTGGATTTTGTGAGAATGTTACGTTTGCACTCTGTAATTCTGCTACTTTAGAATTATCTGAATCTGTATCTGCTCCGTCATCTCCATACCAATGTAATGATCCATGAGCGAATGTGTATGGGAAATTAACATCGTCATTTGGTGGGCTTGAATGATATGATGTACCATTGTCTGCTTCATTTCCGTAAGTGATATCTGCTGAACAATCTACTGTTCCGTCTATAGTTGCACCTATTGATAAAGAGTTTAATATACAGCCAGTTGCTGTTCTTACAATGTTTGCGTCTTCTGCTGCAAATCCTACTTCTACTGAGAATGGTGTTATTGTCTTAGCTCCAGAAACATCTCCTGTTGTACCCCACGTATGAACGTATGGGCCAGAACCTGTTGTTGCGTGTGCTCCATAAAGTGCCCTGAAAATCCAAGGGTTTGATAATACAAAGTCTACTGATAATGATCCTGTTTGCTGTCCATAAGCATATTGTGCTACTTCAACTTGATTCAGTCTTGGTAGGTCTTTTGGTGAATGTCCTAATGTCCATGAGCCTAATCTGGCATTTAATCCGAATGCTTTATGAGTAGAGTTGCTAAAAGCAGCAGTACCAAATGTATCTTCCCAATCGTATCTCACATAACTAGATGCACCTGTTCTTACCATTATCTATCTACTCCTAATTCTATTACTTTACTTATAAAGATTACTCTAGGGGTCAATTTTTCGGTATTGTACTCTTATCATATGCCTGAACATATTCCTGTATAATCTGCTTAGAGGCTCTGTACCCATGATTCTAATGTCTACAGCCCCTGTTCTTGTTATCTGATCTTTTATAATTCTAGCTACTTCCTTTACTAATTCAACGTGTCTATCTAGGCTCTGGTATGATCTTACGTCTAATGTTACATCTATTCCGTGGAGGTGATTTGTACCACCAAGACTGAAATATTTGACAGATTCATTCATAGGCTCTATGATTATAATACCTTTCTTTATTCCCATATCTCCGAAACCAATTGTTTTCTCATCCCACACTCTTTCTATTCTTGGTATCTGTCCACCACTGCTGGTATTCCATTTAGTCTTAAACATGGATATTATATCATCAATTACATCATATGTTGCTATGGCCATTATTGTCTACTCCTCCACTTGCTGTGGAATGATGGTTTGTCTCCCATATAACTCTCTTTCTTTATCTGTTTAAGTATTACTTGTCTTCCTTTCCAATCTACATCCATTGGCTTCTGTTCTCCTATTGAATCAATATCATCTCCCTCCCAATTCGTAACCATTGTGGTAGGCCTTTTCTTTAATCCATCTCTGAATATTGCTCTGCTAAAAAGAAATGCTAAATCATCAAGCATACCTTGTCTATTTTCTCTACTATCCATTCCTCTCATACCATCCCAAATTTTTCGGAGTGCAGGATCTCTTCTTATAACTCTGTTTTTTATCCAGTATTTTATTCTTTGTACATTTGGCCATACGTGCATTGGAACTCCATAATACTCAAAATCTAATGTATCTCTTAATTCTCCTCTTACATGAACTGTCTTATTATCCATATCAAATATTAGACCATCATCAACAGTCCTTTTATCAAATCCCATTTCCTCTATTAAGAATTGCTTTGTATTGTTTAACCCAGCTAATCCAAGCATTTCACCCAAATCATTTAACGCTTCTTCTATTGCTTTATCACTCTGTTTATGTCTAGTCTTTCTAAATGCTCTTTTAATTATAGCTTTTGATTCGTCTTTAGAAGCAATTTTAGTTGCAACTTTAATCAATTCCTTTGAATTCTTTGCTTTAAACATAGCCATTAAATCCATATACGCAAATTTTTTATCTCTGCCATATCTGACGTACTTGAATTTATCTTCTCCAAGTCTACTAGTAGTATGTGTACTGCCTTTTCGTGCCATTATGGGATGATAAACCATTCTCTACGATTGTCAATACATTTTTCAATGTCTTCTATCCACCTTGCCTTTACTGCTTGAAGGTCAATACCAGTTCCACCCATTGGTAATCTATCCATTCTAAGACTTGTATTAACAAGTTCAATAGCTGTCATTTTAACAATACAATCTTCAATATCTCCAGGAATTGTAGTGTCTCCACCAAATCCTTCTCCACCATATCTATAAGTAACTCTAACTCTGTTCTTTCTTAAAATTGAAAATATATAACCTCTAAGATGTATTGTTCCTCTTTCATAATTAGCGTCATACCATTCACTGTTTCCTAGTATATCAGTCCAGCTGGAAGCAGCACCCTCCCAAATTTCTATCTTATCACCTTCAGCAGCATCAAAGTCGTACAAGTTTCGGTGTGCTAGGAATAAAGGTGTACCCCAACCGAAAGTATAAAGAAGTGGTAAGTCATGTAATTCTCTTGTTATTTTCTTTGATCTCCATGCATGGCCCATTCTCCTATCAAGTTCGTCTTCCTTCCTGTTGATTATCTTTTCTACTTGTGCCTTGTTTGGTGTAGTTGTTGCTGTTATAGGTATTCTGAGAAAATCAGCTACATCTCCTGCTGTACAATACGTAGTAACCATGCTATATATAAAACTCTAATGTATTTAAATTTACTTAAAGACTACAGTTACTTCAGCACTACCATCACAGTCAGCGAATATACCATTCTCAAATCTCCTATGGATATTCTGATAGTTTCCCTCTATCGCTGTAAATATAGTACATTCTATAGGTGTTGCACTTGCAGTTGTACCATTTCTAAACTCTACTTTATTTGAGCCTGATCCTTTCTTAGTGACAAAAACGGCCACTAATACTCCGTGGTTTCCCTTTATTAATGTGTCTGAGTTAAAAGAAACTACATTATGATTAAGCTCTACCATACTGATATATTATAAATGTGAATATATATAAAGTTTACCAAACAAAGAAAAAAAAATGGCTTTTTGGACTCTAGTAGCCTATGACTAGGAACTCAAATATCTTACTGTTTGTAAGGTTTGAGGCGTTTGCTAATTCTGCGAATGCAGCTCCTGAAGAACCACCAACTGTATAGAG